TCTCAAAACCACTGCTATACAGGAAATACGTTGGGACATGGTAAATGATCTCACCAGCTTTAGAGACCATCAGGACTTCTTATTGAAGCTGCTAACCAACAAAGACAGCTTCATACGCAAGAAGATTATTGATCAAAACTTGATGTATCTTAACAACAGACTCACATATTACCTTGACAAACTAGGACTGCCTCACCAAGTTCGATTTCAAAACGATTTGAACGTTGAGATCACACAGCTGGGTCAAGACCTTGACTTTGATAACTTGAGTAGAGGTGAACGAAACAGACTAATACTCGGTCTAAGTTTTGCTTTCCGTGACGTTTGGGAAAGTCTCTATCAAGGCATCAACCTATTGTTCATCGACGAACTTATTGATTCGGGCATGGACACTGCTGGCGTTGAGAATAGTCTTGCGGTTCTCAAGAAGATGGGACGTGAAAGAAACAAAAATATCTATTTGATCAGTCACAAGGACGAATTGATCGGCAGAGTAAACAATGTGCTCAAAGTTATTAAAGAGAATGGCTTCACCTCATACGAATCAGATTTAGATATTACTAGTATCGTATAAATACTAAGTAAATTCTAAAGGAGATATAATGTTTACGCAAAATAATTATTTAAAAGAATATTATGATATTATAAAAAATAACAAAGTACTAGATCCAAAATCTCAATATTGTGAAAGACATCATATCATTCCTAAATCACTGAATGGATCTAATAAAAGAGACAACGTTGTGTGCCTTAGTGCTGAAGATCATTTTTTGTGTCACAAGTTATTAGTTAAATTTACAACAGGAGTCGACAATCAGAAGATGTGGAGCGCTTTATGGAGAATGATGAATAAACAAAGTCGTTCGCAGCAAAGAGAGTACACATTTACAGAAAAAGACTATGAAGAGGCAAGAATCAAACATTCAATTGCGCAATCTAAAAGAATGAGCAAAGAAAACAATCCTTTTTTTGGAAAAAATCACAGCGAAGAAACTAAGAAAAAAATGTCAGAAGCAAAAAAAGGAAAGTCATATGAAGAAATCTTTGGAGACGAATATGCTTCTGTTATGCGAGAAAAGCGTAAGAATGAAATTACTGGAAAAAAGAGAAGTGATTCTACAAAAGAAAAAATTAGACAAAATAAGTTAGGAAAATCTAGAGATCCTGAGCTAATGAAAAGAATAGGCGAAAAACTTAAAGGCAGAAAGCAATCACAAGAAACTATAGAGAGAAAAAAATTAGCACGAATAAACGGACAGAAAACTTGCGAGTTTTGTGGAAAAACTACAATGCTTACGAATTACAAAAGATGGCACGGACAAAATTGTAAATCATACGCTAACGACATTGATGTGATACAGTAACATGGACGATCCGCACGAAAAATTAGTAAGAGAGTATTTAGAATACTTCAAAGCACACCAAGCGTTTGAAATAGCGCCCAGTGTGCGCAACTACAGCAACATTAGAAGAAGTTTAAAGGCATTAAGGCTCTTAGTCAAAGAAAGATACAACGAAACAAAAAAGATTTACATAGAAGAAAAACCCAATAGGCAAAATCCAAACAACAGGCGCAGCCAAAAGGCAGACAAGAATGAAAAATAATCGGTATATAAGTTTATGTATTGGACTTATCAAGGAACGGTTATAGAAGAAATACCAGAAGGCTCAATAGGCTTTGTTTACTTGATAACAAATGTCACCAACAACAAAAAATACATAGGCAAAAAACTTGCTCAGTTTAAAAAATCTAAACCACCACTCAAAGGCAAAAAGAATCGTAGAAAATACACTGTAGAAAGTGATTGGCGTGACTACTGGAGTAGTTCTGACAATCTCAAGGCAGACGTTGCAGCTTTAGGTGCAGAGAATTTTACTAGAGAAGTACTCTTTTGGTGTACAACTAGATCTGAACTAAGTTATTTAGAGGCCAAAGAACAATTTGACAGGCGTGTACTAGAGACAGACGAATATTACAACGGCATTATTAACGTTCGTGTAGGCGGATCCAAGGCTCTTATAGAATCTCTTAAAAACCAAAAATAATACAGCACATAAGGTTGGCGGGCCAGTTTATAATACCGCTGTGGAAAAGTCGGCTTGAACCCCGAACACGCAACACGTTGATCAACACACCAGAGTGTGGAAGCCATCAAACAAATTGGGCTCATAGGTTGACGTAGATTGATTGCTGTCAATCGAAACACTGCACATTACACATAAAAACCCTTTAGCATTGGAACGAAGCGGGGGATAAGAATATAGTGCATACGCTATAAATCCGTTTTATAGTTTATGCACTATATTTCGAAGTCGACGTAGGTTGGGAAAGGTCAGAGCCCATTGTGTAGCAGAAAATACCTATTTCCAAGTCTCGGCTGCGGACATGACTCACATGAAGCATTTTTGAGATTAGACGGAACCGTAACAGGTTCCGTCTGACTGAAACGATCTACATGAAACTATTACTTCACTATGTTCAGTTAATAACTTCTTATTAATCGATAAGAAATAAAAGTAGTTTGAGCGTTAGCGAAAACTAATATCTACGAAGTAGATATTCGAGCTGTGTAGATAATAAATAATAGATAACATAGTGCTAATGGAGATTCTTGATGAGAATATATGAGACAAAGCGTGATGATCTGAATGAAGGTCCTTTAGATCTACTGACACCTAGTGGAAGAGAAAGACGTCGTGCATTTAAAACTGGAAAACAAGTTTCTTCGACTGCAATAAAACAATTAGGAAATGAATTTGCTAGATACCTTGGCACACAGGGCAAAAAGAATTTCAATCAAGCAGACACTCAAGATGTAATAGCATTTTTAAAAAGCAAGGGAGTTGACACTAGTGACGTTGATACAACTCAGCCAATGAATCAAAAAAGAATAGAAAATATTTTTAAACAGAAGGTTCAACAAACTACAAGTTTAAATAAATCAACACCGGCTTCTCCAGCAGCATCAGCACAACCAAGTTCAGCCCCCGCAGCACCCGCTAGTTCTACATATACTCAGACTAAAACTTCAGCAATGAAGTTGTCTGCCAAAGAAAAGAGAAGACTAATACAGCAGTTACAAAAAGGATTGCCGGCTACTAAAGTACCTCCGATACCATTGGGTAGAGGAAGAAGTACGCCACCGGCTGCATAATTAGAAGAAAGGCAGTCCGCTTTTCTTTGTGGTTTCTAGATTTTCTTCTATTATTTTAGACACAATTTCTCTATCTTCGACACACATAGCAAACGCATCGTCAATTGGTACAGCACCACGCATGTACCATGCCATTTTTAAAACTGTATCTTTTATTTGTTTTACTTCGTTATCTAGGATCTTAACTTCTTCTAAAATTTGGTTATAAGACAGGCTTAAGATCCTCATGCGAAAAAATTTGATTGATCAAAAGTTACTGGTACTTCAAAAGTCGCAGGAACACCTTTTTCGATTTCTTCTTCAGTAGCGGTTACTGTTAATGGCTTAATAGCAAATTTTGCTTTTTCACTTTCAACATGATCAACAACACGACGATAAAATGTTTTATCTGCGTTGTCAATAAATTCTTTTATATGATTAGGATCAGTAACTGAAACATCATCTAGCTCGATACGCATAATACTTTTTTCAAGTGTTGTTACTGTGATGTCGGTTAGCTTTTTAAAACTTTCGTTAAATTTAACTAATTTTTCTTCGTCTGTAACTTTATCGTTGTTGAGCAACTTAAAGATCTTTTGTTCTTCAAATGCTTTAAGACTAGTTTTAGTAAAATCTCTATAACTGAGTGGACGTATGTACACAGTCATATCATCTAGTTCTATTTTATTGTTGTATTCTATAGAACTTAATTCATTTAGCATGTTGACTAAATTTAGACTATATGTTTTTTCTTCGCCAGTAACTGGAGTTTTGATGTTAACATCCATAGTTTCACCATAACTGGCTATGCGTAGAGCAATCAGTATAATATCTAAATCAATAATAGGAACGTCCCAGGCATTTTTGATATTAGGAATACAACTGTGTATAACTTCCACTGTGGCCTGTCCATTAACAAGAGCATCAGGAGTTTTCATAGTAATTTCATCTCTTGCTGTCATTGGAAAGACAGGAAGTTGTCCAGTTTCAGTTTCTTCTAAACTGTTTAACGGATAAAAATTGCCTCTGCTGGGCAATGATACATAGATTTTAGGTTGCCTAAAATATTTTTTTAAAGGATTAGGTGTTCCTGACTGTACGTTCTGCATGTGTTGCTCCTGATAAATATACTGTAATGTATGTATCTAAGTTATTTATGTACGCAGTTAACTAGGATTTTTAACTTTGGCTGATCAAGTAGAAATTAGTAATGTAGGCGGGGAAGGCGGAGTTGCTAGTGAAGCAACTCTTGCTGGCCTTACACGAGCAATAGAAAAACTAGCAGTTACTACTGGTAGAGATCCAAAAAAAGAAGCTGCCAAAGTTCAACGTCTTCATACTCGTACTCTACAAGAAGATATCAAATCAATAGAAGAAAAAATCGAAGCTCAGAAAGAATACACCAGTGCCCTGAGATCATCTACTAGAGCAATGGGAAGTTTGTTGGGAGGAATAACTAATCTCGTAGCAGGCGGTATAGGCCTATTAACATCTAGTGTAACACAATTTGCACAAACTGTGATGTCAGGCGATGAATCTCTCAGTGGATTAGTTCAAAGCATTCCAGTGTTTGGTAGTGTACTAAGCAAATTTACAGATATCATAGACGATTCGTTTGATGCCTTTCAAAGTATGGCAACCAGTGGTGCTAGTTTTGGTTATGACCTCGGCGAATTGCGAAACAGTTCAAGAGAATTAAGATTAAGCTTTGGTGAATTAAGCGGTTTTGTTACACAGAACAGTACAAGACTAGCAGCGTTCGGCGGCACAGTTGATCAAGGTATTAGAGCAACTAGATCTCTGAGCGAAGCATTAGGTTCTGATGTAAGGCAGCAGTTTACAGCAATGGGACTTACAGCTGAAGAATTAAATGAACAATTAGCATTCTTTCAATATGTAACAAGAGCAGGTGTTAGACAAGATCAAATAGATAGAAACAACCAAGCCGCCGCAGTTGAAAGTCTAACAAAAAATATGTTAACACTGTCAAAGTTAACTGGTAAAGACATAAAACAACAGCGCGACGAAATTGCAGCAGCTCAACAAGGCATGGCGTTTCAGATGCGTATGGCGAGATTAACAGAAGATCAACAAGCAGGTATACAACAGGTTTTAAGTAATGCAGCTACAATGGGCCAAGATTATGTAGAAGCAGTGAGAAGAGAATTTTTAGGACTACCTCCGCTTAATGAAGAACAGGCAATTCTTTTAGCAACACAAGGAGATGTTATTCGTCAATTTGTCGGTCAACTAAACGAAGCTCAATCTATACAGTCGGCAGCAGATAAAGAAGCATTTACTTCTGCTCAATCACAAAGAGAACAACTAGCTGATCTTCTCGAAGCACAAATTAGTGCTGCTGGTAGTTATGAAAATCTATTAGCAGCAGGCAGCGCAGGCCTAGGAGGAGTTGCTAGCACAGTAGCAGAACAGTTTGGTACAACTGCTGAATTTGTAGGACAGTTTCTTAGAGAAAATGCTAACGGAACAATTGAATTTGCTAGAGATGAGTTTTTAGCTAGTATGGAAGCTGCTGGAAACCAAATGATTCCTCAAGGCAGCGAATTAGATGCAATCGCTGCATTTAGAGAAGGGCTACGAGAAGCCAGAGAAGCATTAACAGAAAATCTCACTAACCCATTATTAGAAGCTATATCTCCATCCCTTGCAGCCGTTGCTGGATCTTTTAGAGATTTTGTAGGACAAGATGGCGAAGGTACAAAATTTCAAAATGCAATTAACATCATGAGAGAAAAAATCGAAGGCGTTGTTCCTAAGATTGAACGTTTTATAAATGCGTTTGCTGCTGATCCTGAACAGGCTATTTCTGATCTAGTTAATGACATAGGAAATTTCTTCAGGGATGCAATCTTTGGTAAATTAGAAAACACTAGACTTGATGGTACAGGTGAAGATATACGTCGAGGCGGCTTAATACAAAGTTTAAGAAATGGCATTGCAGATCTTTTTGATGACAGCGGTGTATTACAAGCCTTGATAAATGGCGTCGGCACAGTTACTAACGGTCTTGTAACTGGCTTTAGTGAATTTTGGAACAGTTCAGAATCTGCTCAATTAAGAAATGACATCAGTTCAATGTTTCAAATTCTTATAAACACAATGCAAGATACCTTTGTTAATAGCTTTCTTGCAAGAAAACTGTTAGGTATAGATCGTGAAGAAGTTGCAGAAAGACAGTCGCAAGAGACCGGAACACCTACAGTAGATGCAGCAGAAAACTTTGGCCGAGCAGTATTTGAGCAATTACAGAGTAGAGGCAGTCAAGCCGGTGGCACTACAGGGTCAAGGTTTACTGGAGAAGAATTAGAAAAATTTTATGAATCTTTAGGTGCCGAATATTCTGAAATTTTTAGAACACAATTAGAATCTAATAGGTCTTTTCTTGATCAAGGTAGAAGATTAATTACAGGACTAGAAGAAGGAATTGAAATAAGAGAGCTTGCTAAATTAGCATCATCAGGTAATGCCTCAGAAGAACAACTTAATTTGCTTAGAGAAATTTATAATGCTGGTCGAGCAACTGGTATCTTTGGAGAGATTGAATCCTTCTCTCAAGGTACCAAAGGCTTTCAAGACTTTGGGAGTGGCACACTGGCTATGCTCCACGGCACAGAAGCAGTAATACCTCTAGACAGTCCTCTAGGGCAAATGATTAGTAGTATAAACACTGGTGCTGCTATGGGTAAATCTAGAACTGCTCAATTGCCTGGCCTAAATTTTGATAGTCAATCTAGTTCAACACAAACTACACCAAAAGTAGAAATTGAAAATATTTCTACACTTACAGAAAATTTAAACGATATTAAAAATCAATTGGTCAGCACTATGAACACAGCCAATCAAGGCTCTCTAGATTCAATTAAACAGTTAAATATGCTTATGAGTCAGATGTTAACAGTTGTACGAGAAATGGCAGAAGATTCTGATCAGATTGAAAGAAACACAAGATCAACAGGTTCAAACATAGCTAACGGTCGTGTTAGCACGGTTCGTTGATAGGAGAGATACATGAGCTGGAAGAAGCATTTCGCCCCAGTACCAACAGCAAATAACCCAAACGGAAGTTATTCACCGTTTACTAATCTTAGAAACGGTGGCGGCCCAGCAGGCCCTGCACGTTCTAATTATTCAAGTTATTTGCCTGATGTTTACATAGGTTCTCCAAACAGAGTTGAACGCTATGGTCAGTACAATACCATGGATCTCGATTCAGAAGTAAATGCTGCTCTTGATATTCTTGCGGAATTTACTACGCAGAAAAATGCGCAAAACGGCACGCCTTTTATTATTGACTTTAAACAAAAAGCAACCAATAGTGAAGTTACTATTATTCAAAAGTATCTACAACAATGGTGCAAGCTACAACAGTTTGAAACAAAGATATTTAAAATACTGAGAAATATTTTCAAGTTCGGCGACCAATTCTTTATACGCGACCCTGAAACTAAACGTTGGTTCCATGTGGACCCTGCCAACGTTACTCGTATCATTGTTAACGAATCAGAAGGCAAGCTGCCTGAACAGTATATGATTAAAAATATTAATCTCAACTTTGTAGAAGGTGTAGCAACTACTCCATTCCAAGCCACAGGCGGCATCATCGGCGGCACTGCTGGAACACAGTATCAGCCTGTGGGCAATGCTAGAGGTATGGTAGGACAACCGCAACAGTCAACTAGCGGCAGTCGTTTCCAAACTGATCAGAACGAATGGGCAATTGATGCTAAACATGTGATTCATCTAAGTCTAAGTGAAGGCTTAGACAACAACTTTCCTTTTGGCAACAGTTTGTTAGAAACTATTTTCAAAGTGTACAAACAAAAAGAATTACTAGAAGATGCGATTATTATCTACCGTGTTCAACGTGCTCCTGAACGCAGAGTGTTCTACGTTGACGTGGGCAACATGCCCAGTCACCTTGCTATGGCATTTGTTGAACGTGTTAAAACTGAAATCCATCAAAGACGTATTCCAAGTTCCAGCGGCGGCGGTGCGAATGTTATTGACTCAAGCTATAATCCTCTCTGTTTGGATTTATCTACAAGGATTCCTCTACTTGATGGAAGAACATTAGCACTAACTGAGTTAATTGCAGAGTTTAAGCAAGGAAAAGAAAACTGGGCATACAGTTGTGATCCTGTGACTGGCAAAATAGCGCCAGGGGTAATTAACTGGGCTGGTATTACTCGTAGAAATACACAAACTATTCAATTAACATTTGATAATGGCGAAACTTTAGTTTGTACTCCAGACCACAAGATACCAGTATTTGGAAAAGGTATGGTAGAGGCCAAGGACATTGTCGAAACTGATAGTCTAATATCTTTTAATAAAAGAAACAAAAAGATATCGTCTAAATCTAATGACTATGAGCAAGTTTGGGATCATAGCAAGAAGGAATGGCAGTGGACTCATCGAGTTGTAGGCGAGTTTTTTAGAAACTTGAGCAAACATCAGGAATTTACATACCTTGAACAAAATGCAGGAAAGTCTAAAGCAGTAATACATCATCGAGATTATAATCGCTTTAATAACGATCCACGTAATCTTCAATATATGAATAAAGCTGATCACATACAGTACCATGCTGCAAATAAATCAGATTACTGGTCTAATTTATCAGAAGAAGAATTCCAGTTAGTTACGGGAAAAATTTCTAATACGTTAAAAACACATTGGAAGAATATGACTATTGTAGAAAGACAATCAGCTCTTTACAATATTAGGTCAGCACAACAGAGAGCAGTGTGGATGAGACAGAATGATCCTGCGACTATGGTCAGTTATAAAAAGAACGCTGGCAAATCTAGAAGTGACCACCTTAATAGTAATCTAGCTGCGATGCAACAAGTGGTAAAAAACTTGGAATCTAGAGTTAAAATAAAAAATCAATCGTTACATTTGACATTTGAAATGTTACAGATAGTAGTGGAGATAGTTAAGACTCAGTCAACAAATAAGAACACTGTAATTAATCTTTGTGACAATAACAAAGAGTTATTAGATCTGTTAAAGAAAGAAAATTCAGTTGCTCTTGATTATAAGAACGCTCAGTGTAAGATTGACTTTACGCGATTTGGTTATAGTAAACTAAATGGACTTCTTAAGAAAAACGGATACACTAACTGGAAACAGTTTGTAAAAGAAATCGATCAGTTTAACCACAAAGTAGTAAAAATAGAAGTAGTGTCTAATCGAGATACAGGAACTATTACTATAGACGGCACTGAAAAATGGCACAACTATCACACGTTTGCTATTGAAAGTGGTATCTTTGTTAAAAATTCAATAAATGAAGACTACTTCTTCCCGCAGACAGCAGAAGGTCGTGGATCAAAAGTTGAAACACTGCCAGGCGGTACTAACCTAGGAGAGATTGATGATCTACGATACTTCACTAATAAGCTGGTACGCGGATTACGTATCCCAAGTTCGTACCTTCCAACTGGAGCAGATGATTCATCTGCACAATATAATGATGGACGTGTGGGCACAGCCTACATACAAGAACTTCGCTTCAATACCTATTGTGAACGTTTGCAAAATCTAGTAGTTGAAGAATTCGACACAGAATTTAAAAGATATATGTTGGAAAAAGGAATCAACATTGATACGTCAATGTTTGATCTCAAATTCCAACCGCCGCAAAACTTTGCAGCATATCGTCAAAGCGAAATCGACAATGCTCGTGTTCCAACTTATACACAGATGAGTGCAATACCTTATGTGTCAAATCGTTTTGCTATGAAACGCTTCCTTGGTATGACTGAAGAAGAAATTGCAGAGAATGAACGCCTATGGAAAGAAGAAAACGATGATGTATTAGAGCCGCTACCAGGTGATGCTAGTGCTGAAATGAGAGATGCTGGCATCAGCGCCGCTGGCATTGGTTCCGACCTAGGCGGCCTTGAAGATGAAACTGGTGAAGAATTACCTCCAGTAGACGGCGGAGAAGGCGCAGGCCCCGAAACAGCAACTGGTCAAGATCTGGGCGCAGCCCCAACAACTGACCAAACGGTATAAATAATAGTATGATATTACGTGAATTATTTTATTTTGATAGAGAAACTGTTGAGACCGTAGATGACAAACGCTACGACGCTGACTACGACCAAAGTCCTATGAAAAAAGATGATACTCGCAAAACAAGACTAACACTTCGCCAGATCAGTCGCATACGCAAAGCCAGTGAACTACATACAGAAGAAAAACGCAAAGAGCTTGATTTTGTCAAGCAGATGTATGGTATAGCTGCTAATGCAGAATCTGGCGGAGTTTAATGTTTGAAAAAAGTAGCATTTGTACTTGGTAACGGCACTAGCCGCAAAGATCTAGACTTATCCAAATTAAAACAAAACGGAACTGTGTACGGATGCAATGCCATCTACAGAGATTATCTTCCTGACTATCTTGTGGCAGTTGATACAAAAATGGTAATTGAATTAAACAAGGAGTCAGTTCAGCAGCGTTGCGCAGTTTGGACAAATCCAAACAAGGCATTCTCAAAATTAACTAATTTTAATTTTTTCAGTCCCAGCAAAGGATGGAGCTCAGGACCTACAGCATTACATCTAGCCAGCGATCACGGAAACGATGAAATTTATATTTTAGGTTTTGACTACAAAGGTCTAGGCACCAACAGCGAACTGGTAAACAATGTATACGCAGACTCTTTTAATTACAAACGCAGTAACGAAAGAGCCACGTATCACGGCAATTGGTTAAAGCAAACAACGATCACTATACAAAAATTTTCAAAAAAGAGATATATAAGAGTGCTGGGAGAAAACGTTTTTGTCCCTAACGAATTGAGTAAACTATCGAACTTAACCCATATTTCCATGGATGAATTTAAGAAAATCTTTGGAATCTTGTGATGTGTAGATAAAACAGGCTGCTTTGAGCCTGTTTCTACGCATTTTTTCATATAAATAGTAAATATAATATGACAGCCTTGCACTGAATAAGTGCGATAACATTTACAGGAGTTTGAAATGGCAGACCTAAGCAAATTTGAAAAAATGCTAGAGCTTCTTATCAACGAAGATAAAGACGCAGCAGAAGAACTTTTCCACGAAATCGTAGTAGAAAAGTCAAGAGATATTTATGAGTCACTTCTAGAAGATGAAGACGAAGAAGTAGACGAGTCAGATGACGAAGAAGTCGATGAGTCAGACGATGACCTAGACGAGTCAGACGACGAAGACGATGAGTCAGACGATGATCTAGACGAAGGTTTTGATCTAGACGAGTTTGAAGTCGAAGCAGACGACGACATGATGCGCCGCGACGCAACTGACGACATGATGGCCGATCTTGGTATGGATGATGACGAAGAAGGCGACGACATGGACATGGGTGGTGAAGGCGATACAGAAGATCGCATCGAAGACCTAGAAGACGCCCTGGAAGATCTAAAAGCAGAATTCGAAAAGCTTATGGGCGGCGGCGATAGCGACGACATGGACGGCGACGACATGGGCGACGAAGAAGACGACGATATGGACATGGGCGACGAAGAAGACGAAGAAGACGAAGAAGAAAAAGAGTCATATGCGTTTGAAGCTAAAAAAGCCGATAAGAAAGACGACAAGAAAGTAAAGAAAACTGCTGGTGAAGAAATGCGTGAATACGTAGAAAAGATCAACGGCGGCGGACTTGGCGCAAAGATCGGTGGCGACAACGGAGTAAACACTAAGAGCTCAGTTGCAGGCAAAAATGATATGGGCGGAACAACTGCTAACATCGCAAAAAGCGGTACAGAAGCAGGCGTAGAAGCCAACAAAGGTAACTTAAAAGGTTCAGCACTAAATGCTCAGAACCCAAAGGATATGAATACCAAGAACGTAAACGTTGTTGGTGCAAAAGGGGCGACAAAAATGTCAAACCAACCTGGCCACGGCGCTGAGAAAAAGGGCAAGCCAGAGACTGCTGACAAATCAGCCAGCAGTATGTTAAACGGCGCTCCGAAAAGAGCAAAGTAAGACAAGATTAAGGAAGTTTGAATGAGAAACTTACGAGAGCATTTGACATTCGACCAAGCTAAGATAGTTGTCGAAAACGCAAACGAAGGCAAGGACCTTTACATGAAAGGCATCTGCATTCAAGGCGGTGTTCGCAACGCTAATCAGCGAGTGTATCCTGTGAATGAAATAGGCAGGGCTGTCAAAACTCTCAATGATCAATGTGCAGGAGGATATAGTGTTCTCGGTGAAGTGGATCATCCAGAAGGCCTTAATATCAACTTGGACAGAGTTAGCCACATGATTAATGAAATGTGGATGGATGGTCCAAATGGTTACGGAAAACTAAAAATACTTCCTACCCCGATGGGACAACTGGTTAAAACAATGCTTGAAGCAGGAGTTAAACTAGGTGTCTCATCGAGAGGTAGCGGAAATGTATCAGAAGACGGTTCGAACACTGTGTCTGATTTTGAAATTATTACTGTGGACGTTGTGGCTCAGCCCAGCGCCCCCGGTGCTTACCCAACACCAATCTACGAGCATCTAATGAATGCCCGCGGTGGATACAAGGCATATGAACTAGCACAGGCAACAAAACACGACGACAAGGCACAAAAGTATCTAAAGGAATCGCTGATTAATATAATCAGCAAACTCCAATAAACTAGGAGAATGGTATGATAGATGCACTGAAAGCACTCTTTGAAAATGATGTTGTTTCGCAAGAGATCAGGGCACAGATTGAAGAAGCTTGGGAAAGCAAGGTAGTAGAAAATCGTCGCGCGGCAACTGCCGACCTACGTGAAGAATTTGCTACCAAGTACGAGCATGACAAGCAGACAATGGTAGAAGCCATTGATGCTATGCTCTCCGAGCGTCTTCAGGAAGAGATTGCAGAGTTTGCAGAAGATCGCAAACAGCTAGCAGAAGCAAAGGCAAAGTATGCAGTTGCGATGCGTGAAAATGCAAGCCTTCTAAAAGGTTTCGTTGTAGAACAATTACAAAAAGAAATCTCAGAACTACGCACAGACAAACAAGCAATGGCTGAAAACTACAGCAAGCTTGAAGAGTTTGTAGTAGAAGCCCTATCAAGCGAAATTGCAGAGTTCCACGAAGATAAGAAAGACTTAGCTGAAACAAAAGTACGACTAGTACGTGAAGCTAAATCACACTTCGCTAAAGTTAAGCGTAACTTTATCGAAAGAAGCGCTCAAGCAGTATCTGAAACAGTTGCAAAAGGTCTTAAAAGTGAGATCTCAGCACTTAAAGAAGATATTGACACAGCACGTAGAAACGACTTTGGTCGTAAAATATTTGAAGCATTTGCAGCAGAATATGGAATTTCATATCTAAATGAACATTCAGAAACTGCGAAACTTCTAAAAGTTCTTGAAACAAAAGACAAGCAACTTGTAGAAGCAAAGGCATTTGCTGCAAAAGCGAAACGTATTGCAGAATCAAAAGCAGCTGAAAAGCAAAAGCTTGAAGAATCTGTAAATAGATCAAGCACAGTACGCGAACTAATTGCTCCACTGAGCAATGAGCAGCGTGAAATTATGACAGACTTACTGGAATCAGTTCAAACTGGCAGACTACAATCTGCATTTGACAAGTATCTACCTGCGGTTATCAACGGCAAAGGTCCAGCAAAGCAGAAGGCAGTATTAGCAGAGGCAAAAGAAGTAACAGGCAACCGTGAAACAGTTTCACACACTAACGTTAGTAGTAAAGCAAATGACAATGTATTAGACATTCGTCGTCTTGCTGGATTAAATTAAGGAGATAATAATGTCAGAACTACTAGAAAGTCGCTGGCAGGATACGAAGTCAGCACTTCTCGAAGGCCTTTCAGGCAACAAAAAAGCTGTTATGGCAAGCACACTGGAAAATACTCGTAGGTATCTTTCAGAAACTGCCACAGCTGGTGCTACTTCTGCCGGTAATGTCGCAACACTTAACCGTGTTATCCTACCAGTTATTCGTCGTGTAATGCCAACAGTCATTGCAAACGAACTCGTTGGCGTACAGCCAATGACAGGACCTGTGGGTCAAATCCACACCCTACGTGTTCGCTATTCGGACTCGTTTGGATCAGGCGCCTCAGGTGCAGTAGCAGGTGAAGAAGCTCTAAGCCCATTCAAGATTGCTGAAGCATACTCAGGTAATGCTACAACTGCAAAAGCTAACCCAACTGCGGCAGCAGAAGGTACAGTCGGTAACAGACTAAGCATTCAGATCTTGAAGCAAACAGTCGAAGCTAAAACTCGTAAGCTCAGCGCACGTTGGACTTTCGAAGCTGCACAAGACGCACAGTCACAGCATGGCATCGACGTAGAAGCAGAAATCATGGCAGCACTTGCTCAAGAGATTACTGCTGAAATCGACCAAGAAGTACTTAATTCTTTAAGTTCACTTGCTGGCACTTATCAGACTTATGATCAGGCTTCTGTAAGTGGTACTGCTACATTCGTTGGTGACGAGCACGCAGCACTTGCTGTTCAAATCAACCGTGTAAGCAACTTGATTGCACAGCGTACACGTCGTGGTGCTGGTAACTGGGCAGTTGTATCGCCATTCGCGCTTACAATTCTTCAGTCAGCTACTACTTCAGCGTTTGCTCGTACAACTGAAGGTACTTTTGAAGCACCAACTAACACTAAGATGGTTGGTACTCTAAACAATGCGATGAAAGTATATGTTAACACATATGCAGCCGATGACTCAGCAGTACTCATCGGTTACAAAGGTTCATCAGAATCAGATGCGGCGGCATTCTACTGCCCATACATCCCACTGATGAGCTCAGGTGTTGTGCTTGATCCGAATACTTTCGAACCAGTTGTTAGCTTCATGACTCGTTATGGTTATGTAGAACTAACTAACACTGCGTCGTCGCTCGGTAACGCAAGTGACTACCTAGGTAAGGTTGGCATTACTTCAGGTAATGTAAGCTTCCAGTAATAGGTAGTTTAGTTTAAATAAAATAGGCCCTACGGGGCCTATTTTTATGACTTGACAATTTTTGATAAATACTTTTGTCAAATATAGGTGCCTACCTAAGCAGTAGGACTTATGCGGATATCCACCGCGTAGACCCTAGAACGGCAATGATTAAACAAAGGAGAAATAATCATGGGAAGACCATTAAGAAAAGACATAAACGGTATTGATGTAATTAGATCTTTCGGCACAACAGCTAGCGATTCAAATGCTGGTATTAGACTAAGCGGTTTCTTTGCTGCAGACGATGATCTTAACACAGATTACATGATCATCAAACAACGTGGCGCAAAAACATTTATCGTACTAAGTGAAGCGAACGATAGCTTTGTAGATGGCGAAAGTATTAAAGGTCCAACATCTACCTTTTTTAGAACAGGCACACTGGTAGAAACTACACCAAACGCAGAAGGTGAGATTCAGATGCTGGGAACTCTAAACGATGGTTCTGCAGAAGTTGCTATTTCTAAGATTACTAAGCGTGTAGCAACAGATTTTAGTGGTAACAAATATACTTGGGTAATGTCACAATATGACGATTCAACAGGTGATCAGATTCTACTAACAGCAATCTAATAATAGGGGGAGAAATCCCCCTATTTTAAGGAAATATAAATGTCAAGATTTGTAAATGTACCCAATGGCAATTTTTTTGTAACCGTACAACAGGGCGGCCAAATAAGATTGAACACTGGTCCCGAGCAGGGACAGGTTATCATTTCTGGAGACTTGATTGTTGAAGGCAATACCACAACTGTAGAATCAGAAGACCTTGCAATTAGAGATAATATTATTGTAGTCAACAGCGGCGAAACCGGTGCTGGCATTACTCTTGACGAAGCAGGATTGAGAATCGATCGAGGAACATTCTCCGACGGATATTTTTTGTTTAGTGAGAACATAACTTGGAGAGATCCAAATACCGAAACAACGAAAACAGGCGGATTTGTTTTTAGAGACAATGAAGGCGCACTTGTAGGTATCAGAACAAACAGCATCTCAACTGGCGGCGGCGATCTTTATCTTATAAACAGTGGCACTGGTGTACTAAGTGTTACTGGTACTACAGATTACGAAAAACAAGTGTTTTCATATTCAGGCAGTACTATCACAGGAAACGTAATCGACGACGACGTTATTCCTAACACACGATCAATTGTAGATTATATTGACTTCCAGTTTGCTAACGTGTTTCTTCCGCAGATCGGCGACGGCGAAATTACTATTTCAAGTATAACTGTGGTTGATGAAGAATCAAGCGGTGTCGACAGTGTAATTAACTTTGCTATCGACGGAGTAACTGTAAGTCAACTGTTTAGAGATCGTTGGGAATTTGATGAAATAAGAATTGCTGGTACTACTATTGAAACACTGACCAGCGACACTGATTTAATACTAAAGTCTTCAGGCACTGGTAATATCAGAGTAGACGATGTACTACATATCAACAGTGTACCAGGTGATGATGATCCCAGTACTAGTCCAAGCTTTCCTAGTGATGGTGCAAAAATTTATACTGCAAACGAGAGTACAGGAAAGACTGGAATTTATTTCGCAAATGCTAACCAAACTCGAGATGAATTAGTAAGTAAAAACAGAGCATTACTTTTTGGAATGTTATTTTAAGGATACGAAATGGCTATTGTAAACGCACAACTTAGAACTACCAATGTAAACATACTAGATCCAACTGGCGCAGTAGCAGCACCTTTCACAGGCGGCGTACCGGAAGGCAAGAGTTATGCTATTACTAACATTTTAGTTTGTAACAGTTCGCTATCAGCCGCCGCTAGTTTTGATATGCACTTAGTACCTTATGGCGAAACACTAAGCAATGCTGTTACTGTAGTTGTAAGAAACTTAGAACTGCCACCCGGTGAAACATTTACATTTGATTCAGAACGCATTGTTTTAGAGCAGGGTGACAAAATTATATTTGTAGCAGAACCAGATTTAGGCAGTGGTCTAACTAATCTAGCAGCCACAGTGAGCTATTTGGAAGTATAATATGAGATTACTCAAAGCACAGAATACTAATCTTAGAAACATCTACGGTAAAGGTGTAAAGTATGACTACGACGATCAAGTCATAGCAGATAGTGGTCGTGCTTTGCTAGTCCCAAAAGGCGTAGAATCAGTTAGACCAGGTGAAGTAGGAATTGCAACATCAGCAACAGAAGGTCATGTGAGATATAACACTACCACTGGTCAGCTAGAAGCATATCAAAATGGTGCTTGGCGCAATGTAAGATTCAAAGAACCAAATCAAGATCCCGGCATCGTTGTACAAAATCTAGGCAATGGCGATGCTACTGAAACTGTGTTTGGCGAACTCAACAGTGGCGACACTGATTTTCCTGTTCCTGCCGCAGCACAAAATATATTAGTATTTGTTGAAAACGTTTATCAACTTCCAGTAACAAACTATAACATTAGACAAACAGCACAGGTTAATACAACAGGACCAAACGCACCTTATACCGAAACAGATACAGGATGGTGGATTGAATTTACCAGTTCTGTACCTTTAGGAAAACCTGTAACAGTAATTCACAACTTTGACAAATAAATACTGTGTAAGGGAGTAGTCTATGGCACAGTTAGGGCGTATATCAGGCGGCGTATTACAGGACAATCTACTACGTCAAGGTTCAAATCTCAATTTTAAAAACACAACCAGCGACACAGCACTGCTTCACCTTGATGTCAACAACGATAGAATTGGGGTTAATACAGAAATAGCTAGCGACGATTTAACAATAGCATCTACTTTTAGAACTGTCAACCTATTAGCAAATTATGTTAACACAGGAAACTACAGTATACAGAACAGTGAAATTGTAAACAACGTAGGAAACATATTTTTAACCAGTGCTGATTACATCTTTGCTACCAGTATAGCAACTAACAATTTAAAATTCGATTTTAATACTATATCTTCAACCACAGCTGACACAAACATCGAACTACGACCAGATGGTAACGGCACACTGGATATTCACAGCAATTGGAATATTACCGGAAGCCTAAATGCTACTGGTGATATCACATTCGGCGGCAATCTAACACTGGGCGATGATGATACAGACAATGTAAACTTCGAAGCTGATTTAGACAGTAACATCGTACCAGATCAATCCGACACCTACAATCTAGGCTCGCCTAACAAAAAATGGTTAAATCTTTACAGTAACTTTTTGAATGGGCAGCGTGTTGAAGTAGACGATCTCAGCGTGGGCGACGCAAGTCTAGCACTGCGTCAGGGCAATATTTTCTATGTCAGCGTTAACGGCGACGACAATAATGTAGGTGATCATCAACACGGTCCATTTAGAACTATTAAACATGCTCTGTCTGTCGCTGATGCTAGCACTGCGGGACCTGTTACCATACACATCTATCCAGGAGTGTATGAAGAAGAGTTTCCCTTAACTGTACCTCCTCATGTTACAGTAAGCGGACACGATTTAAGAAACACTGTAATCAAACCCACGCCCGCAACACAGGATCAGGACGCATTTCTAATACAAGGTGATGTAACTGTTGAAAACATTACTATTAAAGACTTTTATTACAACAGCGCAACTAATACAGGAAATGCTTTTAGATTTACACCCAACGGATTAGTAAGCACACGTTCGCCCTATGTTAGAAACATCAGCGTAATTACACAGGGTAGTATCACAAGTACAGATGATCCTAGAGGTTTTAACACAGGTGATGCAGGCCGCGGTGCATATGTTGATGGCAGCGAACTAGATGCTGACAGCTTAGAAGCAAGTATGCTGTTTCATTCAGTGACATTTATTACTCCTGGTGTTGACGCAATAACAATGACCAACGGCGTTAGAGTAGAGTGGCTTAATAGTTTTACATACTTTGCTAACAGAGGGCTATACGCACTAGAAGGAACAATTGGTAAGCCACTAGGCAACAGCAGTTTGAGATATGGTGCAGAAATTCGTTCAATTGGATCAGCAAATGTGTACGGAAACTTTGGTGCTGTGGCCAACGGGTCTAGCACACTGATGTATCTGATTAGTCATAACTTTGCTTACATAGGCACAGGCAAGGATGTTACTAACGATGGCACGCTGGTTGAACAGGCAAACGAAACTGTTGAAATAAACTTTGGTAAGATTTATCATAACAGCACAGATGCCTTTGGTACCTACAGAATCGGCGATCAATTCTTTGTAGATTTTGAAACCGGCAATACCAGCATCAATGCGGAAAACATTGACTTCAGTGGTGTTAGTAGAATTATTGTAAATACCGCCGGCCTAATAACCTATATAGACGGTGAAAGAATCGATACAGGTAATTTACGAATCACTGGCAATACTATTGTTAACATTGCTGAAGATTTAGAAATTGCTCCCTACACCGAAGTGTTAACACTGACCAGTAATCCGGCTCTAATCGTCAGTAGAGGAACTGATTTAGAACGAACTGATTTCGCAGCTAATATAAGATACAATACACAAACTGATTTGTATGAAGGTTACAGCACTGCAAATCTCAGCTTCAGCGGCATCTATTCAGACAATAGATTGACCAGTATCGACGCTACTAATTTTAGTAACGAAATAATAATTAGAACTAGTGGTTCTGAAAGGGGAAGACTCACTCCTTACAGTTTAGAAATACATGGATTATCAAACGAAAATATATTGTTCGACAATAACGTTATTAGAACTACACTCAGCAACAGTGATCTAGAATTAGTTCGCTCAGGAGATGCTACTGTGAGTGTATTTGACATAGATATCAACGATAGCTATTTTGAAAATACATCCGATAATGCGTTTGTGGTCTCTGCTACTGCTAGAGGATATGCTAAATTTGATAGTACAACTGGCTTGGTTATTCCTTACGGTACAACAGCCGAAAGACCACTTGCACCTGAAATCGGCGACACAAGATGGAATGTTGAATTTGTATATCTCGAAACGTGGAATGGAACTAACTGGCAACGAAGTGCAGGCGAAGGTGAAGAAGTAACCGACGATATTATGAAAGAATTGGTTGACATCTACGCCCTTGTGCTGGGATAATTCTAAAAAACGATAAATACTATTAATGCAGCACAGCGACCATTGTACTGCACGGTCAAACTGTGGTCAACCCGCAATGTAATGTGGTTGGAGGGACAGGATCCCCGTGTTGAGGAGAAGAGATGGCTATCGGTCGCATCAGTGGTCCACTTTTAAGAGCTAACCTTCTAAGAGAAGGAATAAATTTAGCTTTTGAGAATGACCTATTATATCTTGATGTTAATAACAGCCGAATCGGTATTAATACCGACACACCTCAATACGATTTAGATGTAAACGGAACTATCAGAGCACCTGGTCTAGAAGTAAGCACAGAAGCACAGATTGCTAGTGTAAACTTTTTAGGCAATACTATATCAACAACTAACGGAGTCTTAACTCTAGGTACAGCAGACAATGTTGTCTATCAAAACAAGTTAGTAATTGACAGTGTTGATATTGTAGACAACATAATTAGCACAAACGTTTCAAATGAAAATCTAGAGTTTCGTCCTAACGGAACCGGTACTGTTGAAATCTTTGCAGACACAAATGTTTACGGAAACATAGTTGCAACAGGATCAATCACAGCCAACGGTAATATTACCATAGGTGATGCTGACACGGACAATGTTGTATTCAATGCTGAAATAGCATCGGACATTGTACCAGACGTAAACAATACTTATAGTTTAGGTAGTGATCCAACTGTGGGCGGAAAGCAGTGGCAAGATGTTTATGTAGAAAACTTCTTTGCTGGCACAGTAAGCACAACTGCACTTGAAGTAGATGGTGTTGACCTAGCACTGCGTCAAGGTAATATTTTTTATGTAGCAGAAAACGGTGATGATACGTATTCAGGTGATCACCCTAACGATCCATACGGTAGTTTGACTTATGCTCTTACACAAGCCACAGCAGGCGACACTGTACACATCTATCCGGGAACTTACTTAGAAATATTCCCAATGACTGTTCCTGTGGGTGTGACTATCAAAGGTCACAGCATAAGAAGTGTGACAATCAAACCTACAGTGGCTACACAAAATAACGATGCGTTTTTACTCAACGGCGAAACTACTATCGAAGACATCACCGTAAAAGATTTCTTCAACGGTTATACATTTAAATTTGCTCCGGGCTTTACTGTAACCAGTCGCTCACCTTATCTAAAAAATATCAGTGTGATCACAGCCGGCTCAGTTACCAGCGGTACAGATCCTAGAGGATTTGATCAAGGCGACGCAGGCAAGGGTGCGTTTCTTGATGGCAGCGTAGCAACAGCAGGTTCAAGAGAAGCAGCTTGCCTTTTCCACAGTGTGACATTTATTACTCCTGGCGTTGACGCACTTGTAATTACCAACGGTACAAGAGTAGAATGGTTAAACTGTTTTACATATTTTGCAAACCGTGGACTAACAGCACTGGACGGCGCAACTGGTCTTAAAGGCACAGGTAAGTCAGCACTGAGAGTAGACGGTGTAACTGGATCATACTCAGCTGGCGAAACTGTTACTTATTACGACACAGATGGTGTTACTGTTCTAGCAACAGGCACAATCAGCAGTGTAGACGCAGACGGCAAGTTTTTTGTAAACGGTAAGCAATCAGGATTCGAAACTTTTGTCGAACGTGGCGGCAAGACCATAGTAAGATACAACAACCCAGTTACTGATACAGCATTAAAAAAGTTTGGAACCAGCAGTTTACAGCTTGATGGTGTAGAAGATTATATCGGAGTTGCTTCAAACAATGACTTTGGATTTGGCACTGAAGATTTTACTGTAGAAGGCTGGATTTATCCTACAACAAGTACAGGCCTTAGAAGTTTATTTGATTTTAGAGCAGGCACTGCTGTTGATGATGCTGTGGCTGTATATTTAAACGGATCAAATCAGCCATATTTATATGTCACTGGATCAATACAAATACAAAGTACTGTTGCTTTAAATTTAAATGCTTGGAATCATATTGCATATGTTAGACAAGGTACAACAGGTACTTTGTATTTAAATGGAATTTCAAGAGGAACTTGGACAGACAATACAGATTACGGTGTAGCAAAACCTCTTGTTATTGGTGCGCAGTACAATGGCTTATCATTTTTCTTTGAAGGTAATATAGACGAATTAAGAATTTCAAAAGGCATTGCTAGATATTCAGGTGCTACACTTATTGTTCCACTTAGCGAATTTGTGAGTGATGCTGACACAGTTCTTCTTCTACATTTTAATAATATAGAAGATAGTTCTAGTACATTTGTTGATGATACACAGCAAGCACAGGACATAAGATTCAGCGGTGGTGCTACTGCTAACTTTATTACACTAGCCAACTTTACAGACTTCGGCGGCGAAATAAGAAGCATAGCCAGCGCCAGTGTTTACGGTAACATTGGTGCCTACGGCGACGGCGCTGGCGTACTGATGTACCTCATAAGTCAAAACTTTGCCTACATAGGTAATGGCAAGGCTGATGACAATGATGCTACAACAGTTATACAATCTAACGAAGTTGTAGAACTTAATCGTGCTAAAATTAGATACAGCTCAGTAGACCATAAAGGTGACTTTAGAGTAGGCGATCTGTTCTATGTAAATCAAGAAACTGGCGAAGTAACATTTACCAGTTCAGACCTAAACATCGAAACCAGCACAGGTATCAGCATTACAACCAATAGTAGTACAACTAATATCACTGGTGAATTTATAGACACTGGCAATCTTAGACTAAGTGACAACACAGTATCCAGCGTCAGCGGCGATATTATACTTGATGCGGATAGCGGCACTATTAGAATAAACGCAACAGGTGCGCTGAACCTTCCGAACGGTACTACAGCACAGCGTCCAGGTTCTCCCGAGCTGGGAATGATCCGCTACAATACTGATACAAATCTATTTGAAGGCTATGACGGAAATTGGGCAGCGCTCAACGGTGTTTACGATTTAGATCTTGACACTTATATTACTGCTGAATTAACTCCGGGTGCCAACGATGGTGTTATTAGATTCTATATTCAAGGTGAAGAAAAACTAAGTATAGATGCTAACAAATTAGAAACACTGAGAATTGAAGTCGATGATATCAGTATTGACGGTAACGTAATAAGAACTGAAACAACAAATACTGATTTAATTTTAAGTGCCAATGGCAGCGGAGCAGTGGTTATAGACGAAATAGCTATTAAAGACAGCACTATTACTAATAGAACCGTAGATGGTATTCTTTTCTTTCAGCAAGAAGGCGCCGGCTACTTTAAAATAGCAGGGTCGAACGGATTTGTTGTTCCTGTAGGTACCAGTGTTCAAAGACCAGCCGCCGCTTATAGAGAAGTAGGTATGACTCGATTCAACACTGAGCAAGGTTATTTAGAAATATGGGACGGTACTAGTTGGGTGTCTGTTGCAGGTGCTACAGGTTCAATTACTTTTGCCGCTGCTGAAAGCCTAGCAATAGAATACGTATTAACATTAGGATAAACAAATGGCAACACAGTTTAAAAATAAAGTTGTAAAAGAAGTAGGTCAAGTACCAATATTAGCATTAGAAACAGATGCTAATACAAGAAGTACAATCGTAGGACTAAGTCTTGCTAATCTAACTGACTTTATAATATATGCAAGCGTTTTAGTTCACGACGATACTAGTGTTGAAGGATATTATCTAAAAGACGTAATGGTTCCACCTAATTCAAGTCTAAGAGCACTAAGCGCAGGTGAAAAATTAATACTTGCTCCAGAAAATCAACTCTATTTTGTCTGCGATCAAGACGAATCGTTAGATGCAGTAATAAGTTATGTAGATATTGTATAAGGAAGAAAGATGTCAGGAAATTATGTAGGTTTTACACCAGATCATATACAAAACGCAGTTCAAGAAAGATTCTTTTACGGACTGCGTAGAACAGACCAAGGTGAATTATTTCTTAGCAAGGCCGATCAATTAAAGACCACTGATTCGATTACTATCAATAATCCAGGAGATCCTATTGAAAATTATCCTAATTTTGAAGAAGGACAAGATTTTTACGAAGGAAGAGATGTAAATCACAATCTAGTTTACGAAAACTTAAACTACGAGCAGTTTCGTTGGGACAACAGAAATATACAATACTATGTTAACGATGAAGGCGAACTAGTAGCAAGAATAAATCAAAATTATACATATGATGAAAATTCATCATCTAACGGATTATAAGAGAGAATACAATGGCAGATTTTAATTTAGACAGAATTAGATTTAGATGGAAAGGCGACTGGATATTATCAACTAATTATGTTAAGGATGATATTGTTCGTTATCAAGGAAAAACATATGTATGTTTAATTGGGCACTCATCTAGTAGCTCAACAATATATCCTGATTTAAATCTTGCTGCACCTAATACTCGTTGGGAATTAATGTTTGACGGCAATCAATGGCGAGCAGATTGGACTTCAATCACACAATATAATCGAGGCGACATTATAAAATACAATGGATATTTGTATCAATGTATAACAGAACATCAGTCTACGTCAATAGTTTCACAAGGACCTATAGACGATATCGAAAAATGGACAATTGTTGCTACTACGTATAATTGGCTAAACACTTGGACTCCTTCTGTAGATGCTGTTGACGAAGATACTCCTGCTATAACACAGTATTATAATTTAGGTGATGTAGTAATTTATAACGGTATAACTTATATCTGTGTAGAAAAACACGTAGCAGCCAACTCGTTTTTTCTAGGACTAGAATTTAATCAAGATAGCTGGGCTATTGTTACTCGTTCAGATAACTGGAGAGCTGATTGGACTGTTAGTACTAGATACACAGTAGATGATATTGTAAAATATGGCGCAATCACTTATCGATGTGTAACAGGTCACGTAAGCGCCGCATCTCTTGAACTAGGTTTAGAATTTAATCAAGACAGATGGGAAATATTTTTAGAAGGTATTGAATACAAAGGCGACTGGACTATCGAAACTCGTTATAAAAAATATGACGTTGTTAAATATGGAGGCTCTCTATGGAGAGCTATTCAAGGACATACATCTACTAATAGTCTAAGAGTTGATGAATCTAATTGGAATATCTATGTACCAGGACTTGAGTACGAAAGAATATGGACTTCAGATGTCGAATATAATAAGGGTGATATTGTAGTATATGGTGGTTATGGTTACACTGCACTGACTAACAATACTAATAGTGTTCCCAGTGTTAATGGATTGGTACAAGATACTGGCGACTGGGAATTATTAGTTGCAGGATATCAACATCTAGGCGATTGGAACTCTGAAACAAATTACCTAACTGGTAATGTCATTAGAGATCAAGGTTATCTTTATATAGCAATTAGTGATAATACAAATACAAAACCAGATTCTAACACGTTAATCTGGCAAGTGTTAGTTACTGGTCGCAAATGGAAAAATAGTTGGGAAGATAATATTGAATATAGTCTGGGTGATGTTGTAACTTATGCAGGCACTGCATATATATGCATAGACAGACATTTATCAACAGCTAGTGATAGTCGTCCTGATTTAGATGTATTGCAATCTGACCAAAATTACTGGGACGTATTGCTACAAGGTACTGCGAGTAATGTTTTAACAACACTTGGTGATTTAAGAACACGTGATGATGTTGAAACTATAAGATTTGCTATAGGCGACCCTGGTAACTTATTAAAGTCTATTGCTGGACAGATTACTTGGCAAAATTTTGAAACAGTAGCAAATGCATTCTATGTCAGTACATCTGGCACAGATGTCAGCGGCGCTGGATTAACAGTTAACGCACCATTCCGTACAGTAAAATATGCCTGTGAATATATTGCAGCTAATGTCAGTACCGATACTGTAAATACTACCCTGTTTATTAAAACAGGAATATACGAAGAACAGTTGCCTATTAGAGTTCCAAGAAATTGTGCGCTGGTTGGCGACGAACTTAGAAGTACAGTTATTACTCCTGCTTCGGGAGAAGAAACTAAGAATATGTTCTACGTAAACAACGGTAGCGGCATTAGAAATATGACCTTGCAAGGATTATTCGGGACATTACAAGCGCCAAACCAATACTTAACAAGACGCCCAACGGCTGGAGCATTTGTAAGTCTTGATCCAGGTACAGGACCTACTGACGAAAGTGTATGGATTACTAATAAATCGTGTTATGTACAAAATGTAACAACATTTGGTACAGGATGTATCGGAATGAAGATTGACGGATCACTACATAATGGTGGAAACAGATCAATTGTAGCAAACGATTTTACACAAGTACTAAGTGACGGTATTGGATATTGGGCATTGAATAATGGCCGATCTGAACTAGTATCGGTATTTACGTATTTTTGTCATATCGGATACCTTGCAGAAAACGGCGGAATCTTGCGTGCTACCAATGGTAACAATTCTTACGGAACCTATGGGTCAGTTGCAGAAGGAGTAAGTTCAACTGAGATTCCAATATCGGCACAACTAGATAATCGTACATTAGAAGCACAGTCGGCAGTAGTTCACACAAATGGTAATCAAATAGTAGGAGTTGGTTACAGTCATGCCGGCCAATCATATACTAGTGCAACTATTAGCATTAATGGACCGGGTATTAATGCAGATGCAGTATACAACGAATTTAGAAACAGTGCAGTTAGTCAGATTAGATTAACAGATCCATCTGACTCGAGCACACCAGGTGGATTAAATTACCAGTTTCTTTTGAATAATGCACAATCAGGTACTACAGACACTATAACATTGTCAGCAACGGACGGCACAGGAACTAGTGAAAAATATATAGGTATGAGGGTGTTTATTGATAGCGGCAAAGGAGTTGGTCAATACGGATATATCACTGAATATAATGACATTTCAAAAATTGCAATTATTAGTAGAGAATCTGACGGTGCAGTAGGGTGGGACCATATCTATCCAGGTTACCCTATTGAATCAACACTAGACGGAACTACTAGATATAGAATTGAGCCAGCTGTTATAGTTGCAGATCCGATATTTAATACATCAATTATCAATACCGGATTAGATGCAAATACTTATAAATTTACTGCTTCAGACAAGGCACAAAAAATATTAGTTGTTCCGTCTAATTTAGGAGAATCACATGCATACAGTAACGATGCAGGCGCAAACTGGATTAACAATTCTTCTTCACTTAGAGCCGCTACATCAGCAACTGGTGCAGTATATACAGGACAAGAATTTATAATTACTGGTGATAGCACATATTATTACACATCACAGTCAGGAGCATTAAACAATTTTGTAGAGTCTAGTGCTTCGGCAAATAACTATACTGGTGTTGCTTCAGACGGAGCAGGAAATGTTGTTCTAGTAATGGATAACGGTGACGTAAGTTATTCATCAAATCATGGAAGTTCATATTCTAGCGCAACTGGTATTGCAGGATTGCCTGCTTATGGTACAGGTAAATTTATTATTGTTAATGACACTGGTAATGTTGCGTACTCAACAGACAACGGAGCAAATTGGACTACTACAGTATCAGCACTAACTGCAAGTACTTGGACATCAGTAGTTTACGGCGACGGAAAGTTTGTTGCAATAGGCGCAAGTAATTTAGTAGCATACAGTCATGATGGTATTACGTGGTATGAAAACGTCATAGAAGATGTTGATACATTTAATACTTTGTCATATGGCGCTGGAGTATTTGTTGCTACAGGCAATTCAAACAAACTTGCAAAATCACAAGACGGCAAAGTATGGAAAACATTTAACGCAGATAGTACAACTTATGCATTAGACGATATTAGAGTCTGGGGCAATTTAGAATATATGCCTCTAACTAAAAACTGGATTGCAGTAGCTAATGGAGCAACGTGGAATACAGTAGAACTCGGCGCTACGGCATTTGCTAGAGTTACTGTAAGTTCAAGCAGAATACAAGGATTTATTGTTTATAATGTAGGAAGTAATTATTCAACTGACCCGATAGTAACAATATACGATCCAGAAGCAACTGTAGGAGTCAGTTATGAAACAAGAATAGCAGACGGCGTATTGCCACAACCTGTTTTTAATAATAGAGGCCAAGGATATATTACAGCAACAACAACTATATCAGGAAATGGATTTGCTGATATATATCAAACTGGAAAAATATTAAATCTTAAGAATGTTTCCTTGGTTCCAGGACCCGGAGCCAACGTTGTTATTAACGGAATTGACGATGTTACATACAGATTAACAAAGGTAGTTTCGCAGTCAGGATCAGCCCCAAATTTTAATCTAGTTGTGCAAATTTCACCAACAATAACTAATCAAAATTCACCTGATCACGAAGAAACTATAATTATTCGTGAACAATATAGTCAAGTACGTCTAACAGGACACGATTTCTTAGATATCGGTACTGGTAATACTAACAGTACAAGATATCCGCAGTTATATCTTGAAGGCGAAGATGCTGAAAATGCAAGGCAACCGTTTAATGAAACAGTTGACGCTGGAGGCGGTCGTGTGTTCTATACAAGCACAGACCAAGACGGTAACTTTAGAGTTGGTGAACTATTTGCGGTTGAACAAGCAACTGGTACAGTTACAATTAACGCTGATTTGTTTGAATTAGATGGTCTGTCAGAATTAAGTTTAGGCGGAATTCAAGTTGGTGGCAGTGCAGTTGTTGTTAGAGAATTTAGTAAAGATGGTGTTTTTGTTGCTAATTCAAATAACATTGTTCCTACGCAAGCAGCTATTATAAAATACTTAGAAAGTAGAATCAGTAGCGGTGGCGCTGATGCAACAACAAATACATTAATTGCTGGACAAGTTAGAATATCAGGGTCAACTATTACAACAACATCAGGATTACAAATAAATATTCCTGTACTAGTAAATCACACCAAAGGAATTGATGGCGACTATTTGGCGCTACAATTATTTGGAATATAATATGATAAATATATTACATAACGCGGAGTTTTTAAATGGCAGAGTTTAAATTAGGTAGAATTAGATTTATATGGAAAGGCGATTGGTCGTCTTCTACAGTCTACTACAAAGACGATATTGTTCGCAATGGCGGAAACACATATGTTTGTATCTCAGGCCATGCTGCTCCGACTTTTTTTACAGATACACAAGATGTTTATTGGAATAAGATTTCTGACGGTGTTGAATGGAAAAGCGACTGGACTGCTGAGACTTATTATAAAGTAAACGATATTGTAAAGTATGGCGGCTATTTATATATTGCAAACGAAGCACACACTAGTACACCTGATAACTTACTTGGACTTGAAAACGACCAATCTAAATGGGATTTATTTGCAGAAGGGTTCGATTATAAAGCCGACTGGTTGATTAATACACGTTACAAAATTAATGATATTGCAAAATATAACGGCACAGTTTACATTTGTACACAAGAACATGTTAGCGCTACAACTTTAGCAGACGGATTAGAATTAGAAATAACTGGAGCGGCATTAAGCCTTGATACAACACAAACTGTAGTAGACAGCAATCGTACACAGGGTACATACAGCAGTGTTGCAACAGTGGGCGGTACTGGCACAGGATTAACTGTAAATGTTGTAGTTGACGCCACTGGCGAAATAACTGCAACAATTGCTAGCGCAGGTACTGGATACTCGAATGGTGATACATTTACTATTGCTGACGCAGACCTCGGCGGCGGCGGCGCAGTTGATCCAATAATTTTAATTGCAACTACAAATGTTAAATGGAATATTTTCTCAGAAGGGTTTTATTGGACAGACGTTTGGACAACAAACACTAGGTATAGAAAAAATGACATTGTACGATTCGGCGGCACACTATATATTGCCAATGTAGGACATACAAGTGCAGTAACAGCAACACTAGGTTTAGAAGCAGATCAAAGTAAATGGGATTACTTACACAAAGGTATTGAATATAAATCTGACTGGGCAGTAGAAACTAGATATAAAATTAATGATGTTGTTAAGTATGGTGGCGGCGTTTGGATTTGTACAACTTATCATACAAGTACAACAAGCCTTGCAGCAGATGAATCTAACTGGGCACAGTTTGTCGAAGGATTGGAATTTGAAGATAGTTGGAATGCAAGCACCTTATATCAACCAGGCGACTTTGTAACATATGGCGGCTATAGTTATGTATCTATAACAAATAATACTGCTCTAAAACCAAGCGATAATCCGGACAGTTGGGATTTATTTACTACAGGATTTAGATTTCTAGGCGACTACGAAGATGACAGTTCAAATAGAGAATATATTGAAGGTGATGTAATTCGTTTGGGCGGCTATACATATTTGTGTATTGAGAAGCATGAAGGATTCCGCCCACCTAATATAACTTACTGGCAGTTACTTAACGAAGGCATTGAATGGAAAGGCACATGGACAGATGCTACATTTTACGATGCTGGCGACTCTGTACAATACGGCGTAAACTCGTATATTTGTATACTTGCACATACTTCGGATGAAACTATAGATCAAAATAGACCAGATCAAGACGTAGACGGTAGCGAATGGAACTTGTTAGTTGCTGGTGCAGAATCAGGTAACTTGACAACCGAAGGAGACATTGTTTACTACGGTGGCGCTGGACCAACTAGATTACCAATTGGTCAACCTGGACAAGTTCTTAAAGTTAACAATGCCGGTAATGCTCCAGAATGGACTAGTTTCGGTGCTATTAATAATGTATTTTATGTTGAAGGCGCAACCGGCGTTGATAATCCTGCACCTAGTTATGGTGTGACACTAGATCGTCCATTTAAAACTATACGTTACGCAGCAGAACAGGTGCTGGCCGGCGCAATACGTTATAATGCTAAGAATCTTTTAGAAAGAAATAGAAGTTTCATACAAGACGAAGTTGTTGAGTACATTGATGCAACATATCCTGCACTTGTAGGAGTATATGATAAAACTGCATTTAGAGAAGATGCAGGTGCTGTTGTAGATGCAATTGTGTGGGATTTATCACATGGCGGCAACGAGCGTTCTCGCTTACAGACACTAACCTACTTTAATTTAGCAGGCGATACATATACAGCTGGTAATCAAACCGAAACAGCAGACGGATTAAATTATATTAAAATACTTGCAGACGCAATATTATCTAATCTTGCGCCTGCAACAGTCCGCGGAAGCTTAAATCAATATACCAATGTTGTATTTGTAGAAGAAGCAGATGCCCAATCGACGTTAGAAACATTAACAGATATAATTACTGCGGCAATTACAGCAGGCAATACCACAAGTATTCCAGTAGAAAGAAAGCCACAAAGCACTATCTTTGTTAAAACAGGTGAGTTTGCAGAAGTATTGCCAATCGTTGTTCCTGAAAACACCGCAGTAGTAGGCGACGAATTACGTTCAACACGTATTACACCAGCTGGTGTAATAGTTGACAGTGCAGATACTCCGTATAGTTTAGATGCACTATCAAGATTGCAAACTATTATGAGCAACATTGTTACTAATGGTAGTGTTACTAAAACAACAGGAAATGCTCTAAGTCAAGTTACAACTGCTCCGGCAGGCAGTGTAGGCGCAGGAACATTTGCGACTGAACTAGTACAACAAATATACGATTACATCGACTGGGGTGTTAACGGAGCAAGCGGAGACTCAACAGTTCCTGTAACATACGGAACAAACACTCCTAATACTACAACTGACTATACATATGCAGTTGAGGCAATTGAAGCAAACAGAGCATTCTTAGTAGCAGAAGTTGCAGCTTATATTGCCGACACTTACCCTGCATATAATTACAATGAAGCAGCATCTTCTAGAGATGTTAATGCTTATATTGATGCAATCAAGCATGACTTAATTTACACTGGTAATTATAAATCACTACTAGCAGGCCGTTATTATGTAAATGCAGTAGGAGGTTCTTTACAAGAAGATATGTTCTATGTGCGCAACGGCACAGGATTGAGAAACTGTACTGTTGCAGGATTAACAGGAACACTAGGAATTGATAATATATACGGAACAAAGCGTCCAAGTGCTGGCGCATTTGTAAGTCTTGACCCAGGCTGGGGACCAGCACACATTGCAGCATGGATTATTAATAAATCTCCATATGTACAAAATGTAACTACATTTGGCACAGGCTGTGTTGGATGTAAGGTTGATGGCGACCTGCACGACGGCGGCAATGACTCAATTGTTGCAAACGATTTTACACAGCTAGTTAGTGACGGAATTGGATTTTGGGTAACTAACTTAGGCAGAGCTGAACTTGTAAGTGTATTCTCATACTATGGACATATTGGTTATCTATCAGAGAACGGCGGCAAGATACGTGCTACTAATGGTAACTCATCATATGGTACGTTTGGTACAGTTGCAGAAGGAGTTGACGTAACAGAAATACCGATTACAGGAACAGTGAACAACCAATTCTTTGATGCAATTGTTAATCGAGTGTTTACAGACGGTAATGAAATTTTAACGTTTGAATATACTAATGCTGGAGTAAACTACACTGCGGCAACTGATGCGCTACTTACTATTGAAAATCAAAGTGCGACTGATAGTAACAGAACACAGGGAACATATTACGGCATAGTTGGCTCTTCAACAGGCAGCGGCATCGGACAAGAATTTGATATCATTGTTGACGAATCTGGATCTACAACTGTGATTATTAACAAGGGCGGCAGTGGACATCTAGTAGCTGATACTATTACAATTGCAGATAGTTTACTAGGCAGCGGCGGCGCAGCCGATTTAACATTTGATATTGCTACTATTGGCGACGCTACACAGTGGACAGTTACCGGTGAAGGGTTCGGCGCAGCTATTGCTTCAACTAATGTAGTTAACGGCGGCGTATACGAAGTTAGATTAACTAACCCTGCAGATAACAAAGGCGGCACAGGATATATCAGTTCTGAAAATGTTGCTCAAGGCGGCACAACTACACAAATTACTCTGTCAAATACAGATCAGCGATTAAGTAGCCAATATGTAGGAATGGCTATCTATATAGTTACTGGTCGCGGCGCAGGTCAGTATGCATATATTGACACTTACAATAATGGCACTAAAATTGCGACAGTTAAAAAGTTTAGCGATGATAGTGCAGGATGGGATCACATTGTTCCCGGAACAGCAATTGAAGCTACACTAAACGACACTACAAATTATAGTATTGAGCCTAGAGTAATATTTACTGCTCCTGTATCAGGATTGTATGCTGACACTGCTAAAGGAAGAGCGCAGGTTACTGATGGACAAATTCTATTAATTACAATATACGATCCGGGCACTGGATATAATAGTGCCCCTACAATGACGTTAGTAGATCCTAATAATACTGTTGATGTTCCGCATGAGGTTAGAATAGGCGACGGTGTATTGGCACAGCCGACTTGGACTACTCGAGGAACAGGATTTGTTACAGCTAGTGCAGAACTAACTGGAGACGGTTTTGCTGATTTGTATCAGCCCGGAACATTAGTTAGGGTAAGTAATTTAAGTAGCATACCAAAAGTAGGATCAAATATTGAATTTGATGAAATTCCTGGACAATACTTTAAATTAGTAAATACACGAGACGTAGTAGGCGCTGGACCATATTCGGCGCAATTACAAATAAGTCCAGAAATTAGTATTACAGATGCAGTTGAGCATAATAGCACTATTGAATTGCGCATTAGATATTCACAAGTACGTCTAACAGGACATGATTTCTTGGATATTGGCACAGGTAACTTTGCTGATACTAATTATCCAGGAATTCCTGTTAATCCAGTAGATGCAACAAAAGAAACAGTAGTCGGCGGAGGCGGCCGTATATTCTACACAACCACCGACCAAGACGGTAACTTTAGAGTTGGTGGATTGTTTAACGTTGAACAATCTACTGGTGTTGCTACACTAAATGCTGATGCATTTAATATTAGTGGTCTAAACGAACTGTCACTAGGTGCAGTTGAATTAGGTGGTACAGGAGCAACTATTACTGAATTTAGTGTAGACGGAACATTTACTGCTAACAGTGACAATATTGTTCCAACACAAAAGGCTATTAAAACTTATATTGCTAGTCAAATAGGCGGTGGTGCTGGCGAACTTAATGTTAACAGTATTACAGCTGGTTCAATATTAATTAGCGGACAGGAAATAACAACAACAACAGGCGATCAGATAAATATATTACAGAAAGTGAATTATACAGGTGGAATTAGTGGTTCACCAGTAGCATTAAATTACTTTTTACAACAATAATGGAGAACATATAAAATGGCCACAGGTAGACTAGCAGGATCAGATCTTGCAGCAGGCACAAATACAACAGTTTACAGTACGCCCGCGGCAACATATACCGTGGCAAGTGTAAATATTGTAAACAGGGGCACTCAGCCCACAGTGATAAATCTTGCTATAGCAGATCTTGACACACCCACACTTGGTGAATATATTGAGTTTGAAACTGAATTATTGCCAAAAAATATATTAGAGCGCACAGGTATAGTACTAGGTGCAGATCAGAAAATAGTTGTTCGTTCATCGCAAGCAAACATAAGTGTTGTAGCGTTCGGAATTGAGACAACAGCATAAATACTAGTAACAAAGGAACAGACTGTTATGGGAAGATACATCACAACAACATTAAGCTATGCAACTGCTACCATTACAACTGCTGTTAGTTATCAAGCTGTTGTAAATGACAGAGTACTATGTACTGCGGGCGGAATCACTATTACGCTACCAATCAATACTAGTGCTCTTGTAGGAGACACAGTACAGATAGTTGACGTAGGCGGTAATGCAGGAACAAGTGCAATTACTGTAGCTAGGAACGGCGCGAACATCCAAGGCGATGCAAGCAATTTAACAATAGACATCAGCAATGCAGCGCCTGTACTAGTGTACAGTGGTGCAACTTATGGATGGGTAATTTCAGGAAGCTAATATGCCAAGTTTACGCACACTTATGTCAGATCTCAGCGCAGCGGAAGTTAGTGTCCCTAACAGAATATTTTATGTTCAAAACACGGCTGCAAACTCACAAAACGGTGGCTGTTGTCTATTGTGGACTGTGCCTGCTGGAACAAAGAAGGCTACTTTTGAAATGTGGGGCGCTGGTGCCGACGGCCAAGGAGCAAGATGTTGCGAAAGGGCCGGAACAATGCCAACTAACGGATCTTACGCAACAATAACTGTAGATACAACCGCAGGCCAACAATTTACAATTTGCGGCGCTGGCTCAGGATGTGAAGGTTGTTGTTGTGGAACAGGGGTTCAAGCATTTCCGTCATATGTAATATCAGCAGGATCTACAATAGGCTGCGCCCCAGGCGGCAATGGAGGCTGTAGTGATTCTACACGAGGCAGCATGAACACCGGTTATATCTGTTGTCATGCATTATATTCTAGTTGCGGACTAGGTGACGTTGTGATAGCAGGAACTGGAACTACAGCTATACAAAGCCAGTATTGCGCTAATCATAATTATATGTTTGTAGCAGGCGGATGGGGCAGCGACAGAAAAACTCCAGACTGGTGTGCTAGCGCTCCTGCTCGAGGTGGCGCCAGCAGAATGTCTAGCTGTCCTAGTTTTCCGGGAGGCGCTGGTACACCAGGAACAGCCTGCAGTGGCGGCTACTGTACTGGACAGCACGGCGCAGGCGGCCTAGTTAAAGTTAGTTACTCATAAAGGAATAAAATATGCCAACACCAATCACAACACAAACAACAAGCTTTACATACGATATTGCTGACAGTATATATGCTAGTACGTCAACTCAAAGTAGGTCAGCAACAGGAACTTATACTGGACCAGATAGAGTTTGGGTATTCGTAGACAGTGTTACTAACATATTACAGTTAGCGTTTGCACCATTGACCACACATGAAGATGGCGCTGATGTTCCAACTCCATCTGGAACAATTAAAGTAGAAGTTACAGCAGATGATAATCCAACAATTATAGCAATGCTAAAAGAAGATTGTGTAACATACAATGATGTATCTACTGTAGACGAAATATTGCCTGATGGTACAGTATTTACTGTTAATTCTACAGCAACTCTGAGCCAAACATATCATAGAGAAAATTTAACTTATGATGTATCTACAAACACTTGGGACCTGGGAGAATTCATTGCTGCTCCGCTAACCTGGGATAATGTAATAGCATTTAGAAATAATATATTAACAGCAAGCGACGGCAAGATATCACCAGATATGCCTGACAGTGTCAAACAACCGTGGATTGCTTATAGACAAGCACTACGAGATTTACCTACTACATTTGGGTACGGAACAGAAAACGAGACAGAAGCGTGGAAAGTAAATTATCCACAATCACCGGAGTAAACCATGGCAGGATTAAGAGATCTTTTAGAAATTATTACCGGCGGTGACGTCCCCATTAATTTCGATACACTAACTGTTTTTAATACTGGTAAAGTCAATGCACTTAACGGAGGACAGTGTTGTTTGTGGACAGTGCCCACTGGAGTGAAATGGCTAGGCGTAGAAATGTGGGGCGGCGGAGGCGCGGGCGCAGGAGGATGCTGTTGCCAACAAGGAGTCGGAGGCGGCGCTGGATCTTATTCGAGGAAATTTGTAACAGCAACTCCAGGAGAACAATTTAGAATTTGTGCAGCCGGTTCAACCGGATGTTGCACACAATGCTGTGGCCAGACTGGTTTTGCTAGCTACATTGTTAGAGTATCCAACAGCAGCAACGAGATCTGTGCTTCAGGCGGCGCACCTGGTGTTACTCAGTGCACGGTCGGCAACGGTTGTATGAATTGTCCCAATCGTAATTGCGGATCGTTTGTTGGAAATTTCGGAATATGCGGAACAACAGGTTCGGTTAAAAGTCACACATCTTGTTACGACGGCGCCTGGAGTTATGCAGCAAGTGCTCCGTTTACTCCGGGAGGCCTGAGAGGATCGACAACGTGGTGTACGACCGGCAGCGGCGTTACTATGAACGGTGAAGCACATTGGCCAGGTGGCGGCGGCGGCAGTGCTGTTGTTCACGGTGGCGGAGTGTGTTGGGGCGGACCAGGTGCCGGCGGCCTTGTTAATATATACTATGGAGCAGAAACATAATGCCAAATTTAAGAGACTTATTACCTGGTTACGAATCTC